TCTTCATTACGTGCATAACGTTGTACAATACTTAGCGTATTAAAAAACTGTTCAATACTCTCTCTACCATGCATTTTAAACACATCAACATAATCTAATAACTCTACCCAATCATCACGCCAAGGTGGAATATTTGCTGTTTTTAGTGCAGTACTTGGATCTTCCACACTCCACTTTTCACAGGTACTACGACTAATTGGATCAGCAAAGTATGTAGGTGAATCTGGTGCTCTGGTGTTGTTAAACTGAAAATGTTCATCCATCATAGTACAACCACCCAAACAACCTTCGTTTCCTAATAGTGCAATTTTTACACCAAACTTGTCTGCTGCTCTGCGTATTTTTTCTAGTGCATCTCTATCCCGCATTAAGTCACGATCGATGTTGATGTAATTGAATCCTGTTTTAGCTAAATTAGCTACTTCATTTGGATGTGTGACATTGCGCAAGATAGTATTTTTAATAAACAGTTCTGGAAACTCTTTTTGTATTTGTCCAGTGCTTAACCAATGAGTATGCGGTATGGTAGCACTACGCACGCCTGCATCATATAACTGACGGAAATTTGCTATAAACAAGTCTAAGTTTGCTTGATCAGGTCTAATAAGTGTATTATTAAATGTGGCACTGATTGGTATACCAGTTCTTTGTTGTATATACAATGCAGCGTCTATTGGTGCGCCGATATCTTCAAATACATCTCCCATTGCGTCTTGAACAAACGGAGGCATACGACAAGTAAAGTACAAGTCATATATATGCTCTCGGTATTGCTCAAGGAAACTTACAAAACTATTGAATTGATTTTCGTTGAGTTTTAGGTTAATTGGTATACTGAACATTATAAATTAAGTGATGAGTTTTGGTTGGTTCCGAATTCGTCAAACATTTGTTGTACTGGCATTTGTAAATCATACCTATTATGTAATAAACGGTTACAGTCTGGAATGGTTTGACATGATTTAATTTCTTGTTCAACAGCCTGTTTTTGTGATAGTAAAGTAGCTACTTTTAAATTATATTCATCAACTGCACTGTTAACTTTGTTAACCATTTCTTGTAGTGTAATACCACGAGCTGTTGCAAGTAATTGTAACATTGGTGCATTAGGTGATTCAGGATTAAAGGATTCAGCTTCGGCTCGCTGTTGTGCCCAACTACTAGCTTCAAGATCGCTGGTTGTCAAATTTAATCCTTGCTGTCTTTTGTCATAAACTTCATCTAGCCATTTACGCATAATTGCTTTCATTAGTTTTACTGTGTTTTGTTTTTCTGTATCTGACAAATAGTATTTTTGTTTGTACACCATTTCTTCTTCACTGGCCATCAAATCAAGCTGTTCCATCTGTACAGTATTATCTTTAACAGTTATAAAGTCTCGATACTCACCTATAAACTTCCAAGCCTTTGCAACATTATCATCTAGAACAGTCGGATTGAGATGTTGGTATTCTAAAATATCAACATGTGTTTCAGGAATATATCCAATAGTCCATAAAGTCCATTCGCCATAGTGAATAATATTACGCTGTGTTTTTTCATCAACTTTCTTAAATAAAATATACATGATTAATCTTCCTTTGTCAAGCCTAATAAGGCTCTATATGGTGCGCTGGTAATACCTTTTTGCGCCATTTCATTTGCATTACTTAAATGCATTTGCAATCTTTGTTCATTTCTTACAAGATATTCACTGGCAAGTTGTAATGTTGCTTCTTGTTGTCCTGGTGACATCATTGCAATTGCATCCATGTTACCAACACCAATACGCCCGTATGCTACCATATCCATAGCTGCTTGTTTTGCCAATCTGTATGTCCAGTGTTGTGCTTCTAGTTTTTCAGACACTTCTTTATCACCGATTACATCAATTAGCAACCTACCATCTTCATATTTTCCTTCAGGTGTTTGATTAAATTTTTCAATAAGATCAAGATATGTTTGTCTTTCTTCATATGCTGCTTTTAATTTATGAAGTAATTTTTTATAATTGCGATCTTCATGTTCGATATCTAAACTAATGTCTTCAAGATCAAAACCTGATAATTTCTCTGCTTCTGTTTTTAGACGATTTAACTTTACTTTACATTTTTTAGTATCGTATTCCATTTGCTCAATTACGTCTTCTCTACTAGAAATTTCTAACATGTACTGTTTAACTTTTGCATATGGTGTAATTTGTGCATTGCCAACAAAATTCTCTGCTTTAAAAGCAGGCAATCCATTTCCATTACTAATACTTTTACTAATAATGTCTTGATGTTCAACACTCATATCTGTCGTATCTGTAATTAAATCTGTACGACTGTATGTTGTTAAATCTGTTACTTCGTTTTTCATTCTTTATCCTTTTAACCTTTCCATACACAGTGACCGCTTGATCCACCAGCAGGGCCAGTTCTTACACTTCCTGCTCCCAGTGTTGCGCCTGACTCTGTTTGGTAATAAAACTTCCATCCAATGTTGTTTTGTGCACCGTTATACATTCCCATCATGTACTGGTGGTGTTGTCCCATATCAAAGTTTTCTTCACCACTGTTGCCAACTGGCTTAGTGACAGTTCCTATGTTTTGTCCTGTGCTGTATTGTGTTTTACGTAAATTATACCCACCAGAATAGTTTCCTTCATTACCTGCGAAACCTATTCTGTGCTTACTACTTATGCCTTTTTGTTGACTACTGGAGCTACGGGCAATATCAGTTTCAACAACTGCGGTTTGGCTTGCTGAAAAATTAATTCTGTATCCAGCAGTCGCATGCCATGCATAACCTTCATATTCTCCACTATGCGATGACATACCGTTTTGTCTAGTACCGCCACCTGTAGCAGTTGTTAAACTTTGTGCACCGTACATTGTATCTGTAGTAAAGTTGAATACATCTATATTGGATTGACCGCCACCACATATATACGCATATTCGTGTTCTTTGAATACAGTTGCGCAATCATTTCTACTATAAAGTAGTGTAGGACAATCTCCAGCAACTAATCCTGTTTCTGTGAACATATTAATACCACTAGTAGTTGTGCTCGCAGTACTGTGTGTGTTATTGGCATTCCAAATATAACCGTAAGTTAGCCCACAGCCACCGCTACTGTAACTCCCCTTTGTATGTAATAAGTCTCCTAAATTAACTGTTAAATCTGTTTGGTGATTCATACTGTTAACATTTAGCCATGGCACACCACTTTGATATCCGCCCATTACATAGCTTTTTGTAATGATTTGTCTAAATAAAAACTGTCTTTGCTCTTGACTAACTTGCCGCCATTCACTACCATCATATAGTTCCATGGCTTTTGTTTTATCATTAAAATATACTTGCCCTTGTACTGGACTACCTGGTCTTGATGTAGCACCTGCAACACCGCTTGCTACATTAGTGTTTCCTCTACTTTGCCAAGTTGTTCCGTCCCACTCCCAAACTTTGTTATCATGTACATGCATTTGTCCTACACTAGGACCACCTGGAAAACTTATTGCCATTAGCTACCACTCCATCCACAATGTCCACTAGACCCGCCAGGAACACCAGTTCTAATACTACCAGCACCCAATTCATAGCCGCTGTCAGTATAATAACTAAACTTCCAACCACGATTATTTTGTACACTATTTCCATACATTCCTAGCATATATTGGTGATCTTGTCCCATATCAAAATTCTCTTCTCCGCTGTTACCAACAGGCTTTGCAACATTACCTATATTTGTTTCTGTACTAAATTGCCAGCGTCTTAAATTGTAACCACCTTGATATGTTCCTTCATTACCAGCATAACCTTTACCTACTTTACTGTTAATACCTTTCTGTTGGCCATTAACACCACAGACACTGCTCGTAGATATTGCCGCAGTTTGGTTTGCTGCAAATGTAAATTTGTTTCCTGCGCCATTAGGATAAACATATCCTGCTGCTTCACCGTTTATGCTTCCCATGCCATTGTTTGTGCCGCCTGCACTAGCTGTTGTCATACTTTGTGCAGCATACATTGTATTATTTGTAAGGTTAAACACATCAACATTTGTTGTTCCACCACCGCAAATATAAGCATATTCTGTTTCTTTAAATGCAGTTCCACAGTCATTTCTCGAATACAGTAATGTTGGATTTCCAGTAGCAACACCCGTTTCTGTAAACATATTAATACTGGCAGTTGTAGTGCTTGCAGCATTATGTGAATTATTTGCATTCCAAACGTAGGCATAAACTTTACCACATGCACCACTTGCATAACTTGCTTTTGTTGCTAGCAAATCTCCCAAGTTTACCATTAAATCTGTCTGGTGGTTCATACTGTTAACATTATACCATGGACTACCTGACTGATATCCACCCAGAACAAAACTCTTGGTAATAACTGTTCTGTGTAAATATTGTCTATTATCCTGACTAACAGCTACCCATTCTTCACCATTAAACATTTCCATAGTTTTATTGAGATCATTATAGTAAACTTGTCCTGAAACTGCAACGTTATTGGCCGGACGATTACTTAATGTACCAATAAATTGTATTTCATGATCGCCACCAACTTGATTCCAGCTGACACCATCCCAATACCAACGTAGTCCATTATGTGTATGAATTGCGCCAACGCTGGGCGATCCTGGAAAACTTATAGCCATATTATACTCCAATAACTACGTATATTTATTAGCCTTTCCAAACGTTGTGTCCACTACTACGCCCAGCAACACCAGTTGGCTCGCTTCCTGCTCCCAATACTGTGCCACTATCTGTTTCATAATACCACTTCCAAGTATTGTTGTTTTGTGCACCATTATAATGACCTGTGCAGTATTGATGATACTGGCCCATATCAAAGTTTTCTTCACCACAGTTACCTTGTGGTTTAGATACATTACCTATATTTGTTTCTGTACTAAACTGCCAGCGTCTAAAGTTATATCCGCCGCTATACGATCCTTCGTTGCCACACCAGCCTTTTCCTAATTTACTGCTGACGCCTTTTTGCTGACTATGTGCTCCAGTAACACTGCTTGACGCAATTGTTGCTGTCTGGGTTGCCGCAAAAGTAACTTTATTACCAACGCCGCTGTCGTGCCAAGCAAAACCTTTATCTTCACCGCTAAACGCACCCGCATATCCAGAAGCCTGTGAAGTTAAACTTTGTGCACCGTACATTGTATTTGTAGTTAAGTTAAACACATCTACAGAGGATTGGTTGCCGCCAATAATCCAAGCGTACTCGTGTTCTTTGTGTACTGTACCACAGTCATTTCTTGAATACAATAGTGTAGGACAGTCGCCTGCAACTAATCCTGTTTCTGTGAACATGTTAATGCCAGCGGTTGTTGTGCTGGCGGCGGCATGTGTGTTATTGGCATTCCATATAAATCCATAAGTTAGTCCACATGCACCGCTACTATAGTTTGCTTTTGTATGTAGTAGATCGCCCAAGTTAACACTTAAATCCGTTTGGTGATTCATACTGTTAACATTATACCAAGGACTACCTGACTTGTAGCCTCCCATAGTAAAACCTTTAACGATTACTTGTCTATGTAAAAACTGACGTTCATCCTGACTTACATAACGCCATTCATCACCGTCATACATTTCCATTGTTCCTGAAAAGGTATTAAAAAATATTTGTCTATTAACAGGATTGCTGGGCCTAGTGCTTCCTGTAGGAATGTATGTCATTGTAACACCATTCTCGTCATAGGCTTCCCAACTGGTGCCGTCCCATTGCCACTTAAATCCATTATGATTGTGTATTGCCCCTACACTAGGACTACCTGGAAAACTAATT